CAAGGAAGTCGTCAGAGGCCGTGCTGGAGGCCGTGTTGGCCAAATCTTTGATGCGGATATTCGCCATGGTGGTCGGGAGTTAACGGTACTCGGAATACTCTAGGAAGTCACCCGTGTTGGTGACCATGAAGTCGGAAGTGTTGGTGATCAGCCTACCATCAAACACGCCGGGTTCCTCATTGTCTTGCAGGATCGTGTTATTGAGGCCGCTGGCAAACCGCTGCCCCAACATATTACATTGACTGGCAAGAAGGCCGATCATAGCTGGAACTCTGAGGCTTGGATGGCGGCGGAGGTGCCGCCTTGGCGGATGAACTTCGCGGCGGCCGCCGCTGCGGTGCTCCAGGTGTAGTGGGAGCCGCTGTACAGGCGATGGCCGTTGGTGCTCGTCGGCGCGGACCCGTCGAACGTGCACATCACGTCGGCATCCTGCACGTCGAGGACGACCATGTTGCTGGTTTCGTTGAAGGCGCCAAATTGCACGCCACCAGCGGTTGCATCCACCGTCAGACGCTGATCCGTAACCGGACTACTGCGGAAGTAAGCCGGCTTCGGGAAAATGTTGTTTAGATTATACGAGGCCATATGATTAGGTTACCAAGCGCGGTTTTGGCTGGTGACATGGGTTGCCACCTGCATCTGGAAGTTATCAGGCATCTGACGTTCAATCCGATCCCATTCGTTGAGTTTCTTGAGTTCAGCCGTCTGGTAGGCCTGCTGGGCTTTGTCCATCTGGCCGTCCTGCACCAGCCAGTCGCCATAGGTCTGCCACACCAAAATGCCGGCCAGACTTTCGGGCAACTCCTGCAACTCCCACTTGGAGGGCGTGTCCTCGGGGTCCTGCCCCGCTGTAGTCGCGGCCAGGCACTTCCAATAGTCCGACGTGCCAACCAGCGGACCCGTCGTCCGGGTGTAATAAATGTACTGTTCCGCAACGTAGGTGGCGGTGGCGCTGAAGGTGTCCCCGCTGTAGTTGTAAGGCACGGGGCGATAAAACAGGTAGACCGGGTTGGCGGGATTGGTGTTGTAGGAGACGTACCCGTTGGTTCCCATGAATCCACCAGCGGTCGAGATCATCTGGAACCCCTCGTCCGTGACGACAAAACCCTGCGGACGCGGGTAGGTCACCATCGCCGGGTTGTCGATCCAGACTTGGAAAACGACATCAATCTGCTTCTCTCCCGTCTGGTTGTAGGGGACGATGAACTGGTTGGGACTGACGTTGGTCTGCTGCACCACCAGGTTGCCCCAGAGGTAGACCCCCTTGGTGATGTCCCCGGCGTAGGAGATGGTGCTCCCATTGGTGGACACGTTGACGGAGTAGGTCTGCGAAGTGCAGGAAACCCCCGTCGTGTAGGTGATGGTGCAGAGGAAAAAGCCGTTGGGACACTGCTGGATGTTGGCAGAGGTGACATTGGCCTGGGTGCCAACCGTGCCCGCCTGCACGTTGAAAAAGGTGCTGAAGGTGGTGGTGCCGTCATTGACGGCCAGACGGATGAAGTCGCGCCCGTTGGGGCGGGCAAAGACGGACGCCTGGTACTGGGTGCTGGGAAAACCGCTGATGGTCTGGCTGACCTTGTGCTCCCCGTTGGCCACGGTTTCCAGCAGCTTGTCAGCGGTCACCCGATTGTCCGCCGGGTTGTTGATCGCGTTTGCCGTGACCGAGAGGTTGGTCGCCGTCCAGACGCTGGACTGGCTCAGATCATTGGCATAGACCAGCAGGTCGCCGGCAAAGCGTGCTTCACCCCAAATCGACAAATCGGGCCAGTTGCCCGCGCCCCAGACTTGCCGCACGTTGGAGTTGAAGAGCGCGTTGATGCTGTCCGCTGTCTCAGTGATCAGCCGGCTGCTCGGCACCCCAATCAGACTGCAAATGTGGTTAAGGGCCTTGCTGTACGGGACAATTCTCAAGAGGCCTTTTGGGCCATCCAGCCGCCCGTCAAGCCGTGACGGGCCGGGTTCACCTTGGGCTGGTAGCCTTTAGCGCACATATTCGGGTTGTCCTTCAAGTACTCTGGCAGCCACTCATGCACCTTGACACCATGCTGCTGCTGGAGGCGGAAGAAAAGCCGCCCGTCAATGCGGGCCGCCATCTGTCCCAACCCGTCAATCTTGGTTGAACCCTGCGCCGCCATCACACGGGCGCGTTGCACTTGCCTGAGACCCGCCGCAACCTTTTCGGCCGGCAGACCCTCTTCCATCTCGCGCCAGAACTCGCGCACCACTCCCTTGGGCAAGGCGGTGATGATCTCAGGTTCCGCAGGGACCATAAAAAAGGAGGGGGCAGAGCCTCCGGGGAAGATGCCCCCGCTATCAGGTTTGGTTATCCGAGCTTGGACGAATCGGACAAATCTACGATGTTAAGGTAGATGTCCAATTCCCCGGCGGTCAGAGCCGAGGGACTGCCCCCAGTCGCATTGGTGAAGATAGCGACCAGATTGGCGGTCGCCGTTGCCGTGCGGATGGTGGCGGTCGTCGGCACGCCCGCCAACGCCCCGGCCGTCAGGACTGACTGAGCAGTCACCAGGCTGTTGGTGGTGGTGGTGGTTCCGACTTGGATGGTGAACGCCGACGTGCCCGCGAAGGCCGTGGTGATGTTCACCAGCGCGTTGTTGAGCACAAACTTCGACGGCAGGGCGCCCAGCGTCATCGTGACGGTGTCAGTGGCACCGGAGCCGAAGGCGACATCAGGCGACTTGACGTTGAACTTGTGCGAGAAACCGCGGGCCTGCTCCTGCAGCGAAAGCTGCGAAACACGGGCGCGGGAGATGGTAACAGCAGTATCAGCCATGGTAAATTCCTCCTAGGTTAATGGCTTGGTTTAGCTGGTCGCGGCAAATTTGCCGAGGCCGAGCGGATTCTTCACCAGCAAGGTGAGGGCCGCGAGGATGAACCCGCGACGACCACCGCCCAGGTCTGGCAATTCGTTGGATTCGATGCCGAGCATATAGCCCACCCCGACCAGCTCCGGGTCAATGACGTAGCCACGGGCCTTTTGCTGGTTGGTGGTGGTCGAGGGATCGGCGCCATCCAGAATCCCGTTGAACAGGTCGGGAACGACCGTCACGGTATGGAAGTCACCAACGTACACGGTCACATCCAGGTCAACCTGGTGGGACGTTGCATCCTGCGTGACCTGATAGGTCTTGGTGGTGCCGGACGCGCCCTCCTGCCGCTGGAACTTGGAGATCGCCCGCTTCAGATTCGGACCCGCAAACAGCGTGTACGAACGACGGCCGCCAACCTGTTGGAAGATTGACTGGAACACGTCATTGAAGGCGGACTCACCAAGGGAGTTGGTGGCGGTGGTGTCGATGTTGGCGCTGGGGGTGCGGAAGGCGGCCGGGACATCGCTGCCGGGGGTGGTGCTGATCCACTTGCCAAGCGAGCGCATCTTGTAGGGGGCCGGCGGGGCCTCCTGCTGCCGGTCATTGTCGGAACCGATGCAGGCCTCCAGGTCGCGCTTGAGTTCGCGCATACACTTCATCTTGGCATTGGCGACCTCGCTATCGACGCCCGCGACATCGGACGCCTCCTGCAGGCGGGAAACCATCCATTGTTCGCGGAACTGCTGGACGTAGTTGCCGATGCGGGCGCGGTTGACGGCCTGGTTGGAGAAGGCCAGAACATCCTGACCCTCAAGGACGCCGCTGAAACTGACGGGCGTCAGGCTATCGACCTGCCACTCCTGATAGGCATTGGTCATCCGCTTCGTCTTGGCGAAGGTGGAAATTTTCGGTGTATCCTCGGGAGCAAGGATGGTGAGAAAGTCGGTAAGATCTTCACGATCCCCCGCGACGTTGTAAGTGGTGCTTAGAGCCATGTGATTAACGAGCTTGTTTGGCCGCCTCTCGGGCCAGGAGGAATTGAACCGCCTCGCTTGTCGTGACTCCACCCTTCTTGGACAGATGCTGCCGGAGGGCGTCAACCTGCGCCTGCGACTTGGAAGCCGAGGGCGTGCGGTTGTCAGAAGAACCTGCGGTCGCCACCGTTTGGGACGAAGGCGGCCGGCTGGAGGGAATTACGCCAGCCTTGGCAGGCTTGTTGGCGAGCGCCTTCTTTCTTGCTATTGACTTCAAGCCCTCGATTTGGACGCCGATGACCCAATCCGCTTCTGCTACATAACGAAGCCAAGGCTTTTCTATGTAGGCCTGCTGGGCCGCAACGTAATCGGGCGTACTCTTGTCCTGCAAGGCTGGAAATTCCTGGTAGGCAATTTTTCGGGCCTCACTACGTTGCTGCAAAAACAGTCTTTGGGCAGGAATGTCATCCTCAAGCGTCTGGTCCGCTTTGATGATGACTGACGTTAGCGCCACTTGATCAAAAACCTGATCTCCCAGTCGAATGGGCTGAAAGTTTGGTTTCGCAAGTTCCTGCTGGGCAAAGCGTTTGGCCTCCTTTGCCTGTTGGGCAATGGCGTCCAGTTGATTGATGTTCTCAATATGGGCGAGCGGCCCACCCATGCCGGGAAGCGGAGCCATTGAGATGTCCGGGACTTTCGTCTGGGCTTCCTGCTGACTCTTGGCGAGCTCCAGCTTGAGTTCGTTCAACTGAGCCTCAAGGGCCTTACGCTTGGCGACTTCCTCGCCAATACGCTTGTTGATGTTCTTCTTAACCTCTGGCGGAATCTGAGAAGGAACGGAATCATCCTCCGCTTTGGACTCCGGGCTTGCGGCCTTTTCATCCTGGGCATTGGAATTTTCGACAGACTCGGTTGGGTCCGCTTCTGTTGATGCGGGTTGTTCAGCCGTTTCGGGCTGGGCGACCTGTTCCGCGGGTGCCGTTTGTCCCTTGGCGTTCTCCGCCTGCATATTAAGCAGACGTTGAGCGGCTTGGGCGACACTCAGGTTACCACTGACTTTTTCATCGGCTTTGGTTGCTTGCGCTTGAGGCGCCTCAACAGGCTGCGAAGTAGCTGTAGCTGGTTCGTTCATCATGGGTTTAAGGCCCCCAAGGGCAGAATCATGGGTTTGACGCCCCCAAGGGCTTTACCCAGCTTTCGCCGGGCGAGATCACCGATGCAAACATGACAAATGCTTGTCAATAGGTTTTTTTTCAACCTATGATTGGGCGTCCGCCTCGGTCATCCGGGTGATGACAAAGTCATCATACAAATTGATGATGGCCTCGTAGGCGCGGAGTTCGCCCACCGCCGTGGTGGTCAGGCGTTCGTCCTTGATCACGGCGTCATTCATCAGATCGACCATCGTGTTGTGCTGGATGTCGCGCAGGGCCTCGACAAAGTCCTGGAAGGCATCATTGCCGATCAGCCGCTGCACCGAGGTCTTCAGTTGCTCGGTGCGTTCAAAGGGGGTGAGGAGCAGTTGTTTTCTTCGCATCAGGTCGAGGTGGTGGCGGGCATCGGACCCGGCATGGCGGCGCCAAAGCGGCCAATGGTGGCGTTTTGCTGCTGTTGCATCTGGAACTGGTACTGCTTGGCGCGGGCGTCCAAACGGTCCTTGAAGGCGGCGTCCGAGGCGTAACGCTGCTGCACGTCGGGCTGCTGCAAGTACTGCTGCATCACCTGCAGACCAAGTTGCGGCGGCGTGCCGATGCGGATGTTTTTCGGTATCCCGGCAAAGATCTGCGCCAGATCCTGCTGCTCGTCGTTGACCACCTGCTGCTGGCCGGTCTTGGCCGGGCGGACGATGCGCTCCGCAATGTTGGGATCGATGGAGGAGACGAAGGATTGGAACAGGGCGCCCCAATCGCAGACGCCCTCGCGGTCGAGGGATTGGGCGCCTTGGATGATGGCACTCCATTTCTCCGACATCATCTTGAAGTCGGTGCTCTGCACGTCCCAGGAGAGGTAGAAATCAAACTCCTCGTTCACGTCCCCCTTGTTGAAGATCATGGTCTCGGCGTCCTTGACGCCCATGACGCGGAAGACGATCTGCTCGCTGCCGTACTGTTTGTACAACTTCCAGATCTGCCGGAAGCTCTTCGCCAAACAATTGAGGAATTTATTGACCTCAAACTGGTTGTAGATCGGGTCGATGGCCGGATCTCCCTTGGAGGCGGCAAAACCGTTGTATTCCTTGAAGGAGGACTCCAGCAGCGCCTCGGAATTTTCCGTGTTCATGTCGGGGATCGGCCGGTCGGCGTAGTGGTACTCGTTGGGCCGGCGCTCGGAGATCATCGCCCCCGGACCCCAGCGGCCCGGCGGGCGTCCCTGCGGGTAGCAGATGGGGGGCAAGACACCCAGCGATGCGGCG